CGAATGTGGCGGTGATCCCGTCGACGAGGACGACACTCATGAGACGGCGGTGACGCCGCCGGGGGTGCGGACGCCGTTGTTGCGGCGTGCCCACGCGTTGAACTTGCGGACGACGTCATCCTCGGACAGGTCGGTCTGGAGGTAGACGGGGCCGGTGATGATGATCGACGCGGCGCCACCGGTGGGGGTGCGGGCGGACCCGACCCCCGAGTACGTTTCGCCTTCGTGGACGACGGCCAACCCGGTCTTCTCGACGATGCCGCCACGGTCGAGGCGGGGGAGGTCGGGGAGGCCGAACGACCCGCCGCCCAGGTCGATGTTGGTCCCGATGACGTGAAACTTGGGGATCTCGATGTCGATGCTGTTCCACACGTCCCGGAAGGCGTTGTAGGCGGCCTTGACTACGTCGATGACGCCGCCCGCTAGGTCCTTGATGATGCCGACCTGGGTTCGGATGAGGCCGGTGATCCCCTCCCACACGAGGGCGATGGCCGCCTTGAAGTCGTCCCACGCCTTACCCCAGTCGCCGTGGAGTAGGTCGATGATCGGCTGGATGATCCCGCGCACGATGCCGATCTGGATCTTTACGACCGAGGCGACCGATTCGAAGACCTTCATGATGGTGTCCCCCCAGTCGTGCCACGCCTTCTTTGATCCGTCGATGAAGCCGGTGATGATCGCGGAGACGGTGTCGATGACCCCGTCGACGATGTTCCGGAACGTCTCGAAGTGGGTGTAGGCGTAGATCAGCCCGGCGGCTAGCGCGGCGATGCCGATGATGACAAGGCCGACGGGGGAGATCAGGAGGCCGACGGCGGCGACGACCAGGCCGATGGCGGGGGCGAGCACACCGGCGACGGCGGTGAGCGCGACGAGGCCGACGACGAGCGCCCCGGCGATCTCAATAGCGAGTTGCATATTCGGGGACAGGTTGCTGAACCAGGCGAGGATCGACGACCCCACCTCGGCGATCTTCCCCATGACCGGGAGTAGCCGGGCGCCGATGGACTCCTTGAGTTCGTCGGTGGCGACCTTCCACCGTTGCGACGGGGTGACCGCCGCCTCGGCCGCGCCCGCGTAGGTGGTGGCCGCGTTCGCCATGATCTGCTCGAGCGACAGGGTGTTCCCGGCGGCGTCCTTGGTCGCGACCCCCAACTTGCCGAGGGCGGTGACGTTCCCGTTGTTCGCCTTCTCGAGGGCCTTCGTGACCGATTCGAGGTCGACGCCACGCCCGGCGGCGATGTCCATCGCGGCGCCCAGTTGTTCCTGGGCGGTCCCGATGTCGCCGGTCGACCGGACCAACGCGGCGTAGGCGGGACGCAGTGAATCGTCGGCGACCCCGGACGCGCGGGCGAGGTGGTCGATGAACGTCTCGACCCCGGCGATCTGGTCGTCGGTCGCGTCGGTCGTGTTCTTGATCTCGAGGGCGAGCACCCGTTGGGATGCCGCATCCTCCTCGGCGGCCTTGGTGGCGTCCCCGAGGAACGAGACGACCTTGGTGGCGACGAACGCCCCGCCGACCACCTTGGCGGCGGTGGTCAGTTTCCCCATCGCCCCGTCCGCCTTCTTGACCCCATCCTCGAGGGCGCGGGTGTCCGCTAGAAACTTGATGATCAGGTCCTTGGTGCTGCTACCCGCCATCGTTCACCTCCTCGGGGGTCGGGTCCGCCGGTGCGGCGGGTGGGGTTAGCGCGGCGGCGACCGCCGCGAACATCGACAGGGGCATTACGACTAGGCCACGCCAGTCAGCCCCCGTCGCGGCGACGACCTCGGCGATGCGGTCTTCGATGTCACTTTTGGGCGGGTGATCGGCTCCACGTCGCCCAACGCGTCGAGGAACGCCTCGAAGTCGACGTCGGGCTCGATGGCACGCGCGCGGACGGCCATCAGCCAGACGAGGTAGGCGATCTTCTCGGTGGTGTCGAGGTTGTGTCCGCCGTCGGCGGTCGTCACGAGGGGGCCGAACCGGCGCTCCCACCGGACGAGGTCGCCCATGGCGGGGGTGAGGTCGTGGACCGTCCCGTTGATGTCAACCTTGAAGGTGTCCGGAACCGCTGGTTTCCCGGTCACTTGAAGCCTGCCCTTTCCGCCGCCCGTTCGACGGCCTGCTCGGCGGCCCGGCGAATCTCGGCGCCGTTCCGTTTCAATGCGGGATAGACGAACCGGCCACCCTTCGGGCCGACGCCCGACCCGTGCCACGGGCCGACCGAGCGGGGGTTCCCCGACACCGCCGTCCCGGACCCGAAGTCTAGGACTCGGAGGTAGGGGGGGTCCCGTTTCTCGACGATGGCCGGGCCGGTCGCATACCCCTTGGCGACGATCCCCGCCGCCGCGCGTCCCGTGACGACAGGAACCCGCTGGCGGGCGTCGTCGACGACCTGGTCGGCTACCCGCTTGAACTCCTCGGGGAGTATCCGCTTGATGTCGCGGGGCATCCCCTTGAGGTCGGCGCGTAGTTGGTCGAGGCCGGGGATTTCGACCCGGTTCGAGGATCGGGCCACGACGGCGACCCTATGCGATCAGTTCCGCATAGCCGCCGGTCACCTGCATCTTGACGCCGATGAGGGGGATGTCGCCGACCTTCGCCTGGTAGGCCTTGCACCCCTGGTGGACGACCTTGGCGATGAAGCCGGGGTTGGTCGCGGACCGTGCCGACGATGACCCGCGGACCTCGATGAAGAACTGGCCGAGGGTCGCGTCGCCCGGCTTGCCGATGGTGCCGTTGTGGCCGAGGAAGACGTTGATCGACGAGCCCGCATAGTCCTGGAAGAAGCCGACCTCGACGGTCGCCGACTTGAGGCCCTGGACGAACATCTTGTAGCCGCCGGACCCGAACGTCGTGGACTCCTGGACGTCTACTTCATCCTCGGTGTTGACCTCGAACGCCCACGCGGAGACGTCGGCGGTGGTGCCGTTGATCGTGCAGCCGGTCGGGGCCGCGGCGCCACCGGGGGCGGTGCCGCCGGTGGTCCCGGTGCCGACGAAGACGTAGCACCCGATGAGTGCGGCGATGGACATGGACGGCTCCTATGCGGTGAGTTTCCCGACCCCTATGGTCGCGAAGATCTTGAGGTGGGGGGTGGTCCCCGAGATGGTGAACTGCAACCGGAAGTAGTCGTCGGTGATCGGCCCGGCCGCCGATAGGTGCTGGGATGCGCCGGTCCCCACGGTGGGCGTCAACGCCGACCCGGTCACGACGGTAGCGGGGGTCCCGAACCCGACGCCGTTATCCGACTCGATGCGGGCGGTGATCGACGGGGTCCCGCCGCTGCCGGTGGTGTCGAGGACGTGGACGTTCGCGTAGACCTTTTGGGTTGCCGACAGGGCGCCGAGTTGGGCGATGGCGCCGGTGTAGGTGGCGGTCCGGTCGACGGTCCCCGAGTCGGTGACGAACCCCTCGAGTAGCGGCACACCACGGGGCTGCATGACGAGGCCGAGGCCGGGGGCGTCGCCGATCTTCCCGCTGATGCGGGCGGTGGTCTGGATGAGGCCGACGGTCAACTGGGCGACCGAGCCGTCGATGGCGCCGAGGGGGGACAGGGAAACGGGCTGGATGGACCCGACGAGGCCGCGGGTCCGTTCGGAGGACGAGTCGGGCTGGAGGGTCGAGTAGTCGTGGAACCCGTTGGCGGTGATGACGACGGTGACGAGGCCCTGGGTGTACGCCTTGAAGGGGACGGTCCCGAACGTGGTCACGTCGACGGCGTCGACGTCGGTCCCGAGGTCGATTTCGTTCGCGGAGGCGAGGTAGAGGGACCCGACGGCCAACTTGGCGGGGTAGACGGCGGTGACGGTCATGGGGCCCCCCCGGAAGATTTCTCGGATTTACCCTTGCGCCCCGTGGGAAGGTGTGTCATAGTGGGGTTCAAGCAAGGCGCCTGGCCCGAACCCTGCGGGGTGAAGAGCGGCTTGCGAGGGACCGACAGGATAGGGCACCGGCTGACGAGCCAAGGACCCCGGCCCCACGAAGGGACGGCACCCCTCGCCTCCCCTGCCCCCATGGGGTTAGGGCCTTGGCCTCGGGGTGCCGTTCCGCGCGCGGTCATGGCGCCACCCACGCCTGGACGGCGATCCCGGTGTCGATGACACACGTGTAACCCTCGGCGGTCCGGACGTCCGTGTGGGTCGGCTGGCGGCACGCTATCGAGACGAGGTCGATCCCGAAGTCGGTGGTCGTTTCGCCGTCCCGGTCGACGGGCCGGACGGCGTTCATGAGGGTTCGTGCGAACACGGTGAACATGGCGAACGCCCGCTCCGTCGAGTCGGCGGCCGACAGGCCGGGCGCCTCGGACACGATGGCGGCCTGCAACTCGAACGCCTCGAGGCGGGACGGGAGGAACGTGAACCAGGTCTGGTCGCCCGGTTCGCCGGATGTGTCGCCGATGATGACCCGGTCCCGGGTTTGGGTCGGGTCGGCGCTGTATTCGATGGACGGGCGGGGCAGGCCGGTCGAGTAGGGGGTCCGCAGGGCGGGCCATTCGGCCTCGAGAAGTAGTTCCACGACCCGGGCCTTGACGGCGGGGATGGCGGACCCCGCCAGGAGGGGGGCGGTGATCGTGTCGACGGTCATGACGGGAGGGTCAGCGGGTGATTCGGGACGCCCCGCTGGCGGTTCGAGTAGCGCCAGTAAATGGCGTCGACGTCGGGGATGCCGGTCTGGAACTCGCCGGGCATGGACAGGGTGAACGTCGCCCCCTCGGTGAGCACGATGCGTTCCGCACGGTCGGGGATGCCGGTCCGGGGCATGTTCAGGCGGGACCGCAGGCGGACTATGGACGCCCGGATGAGGTCGGTGGGGGGCCGGTCCCAGCCGTAGTCGTATTCGACGGTGACGTTGGCGATCCCGCCGGGCCACACCATGTCGGGGAGGCGCAACGCTCCGGACGGGTCGACGCGGATGTCGGCCAACAGGAGGCCGTCGAAGTTGGTCCCGTTGACGGGGGTCCCGTCGATGGTGACGGTCCGCAACGCGCGGAGGTCGGGGTGGGTGGTCCGGAGGAGCGAGTGGCCGGACCCGTCGAGGATGTCACGGCAGTAGCGGGGGACGAACGCCCGCGCGCAGATGCGCTCACATTCGTCCTCGGTTTCGCGGCGGGTGGCGACGACGAGGGCGGTGTCGTAGGCGGCGGTGTCGGCGAGGGACGGTTCCGCCGCGCGCGCGTCGGCCACCGAGAAGTAGTAGCCGCCGACTACCTCGATGTGCTCGACATGGGTGGACGCATCACCGCCGTCGGTCCACGTGGCGGTCAACAGTTCGAGGGTGTTGACGGCCGCTAGGGCGACGGTGCGGGGCGCCGTGCCTGATCCCGACGTCGCCGTTCCCGGGTTGACCACGGCCGTCCCGTCGGCCTTGGTGACGCCCACGGTGACGGTCCCGGATGGGGCGGCGTTCGTCCCGTCGGCGTCGACGAACTGGTAGTCGAGGGTGGTCGCGACCCCGCGGAGGATTCGCCGGTCGGCGACCGCTACGGCAAGCATCCGACCTCCTCGGCGGGGTCGTCGGGTAGGACGGCGACGCCGACACGGGGGACGCCGTTCACGTCGAACTCGAGCCATGCCCGCCACCCGTCGGCGACCGCCCGTGTGGCGACCGTAGACGGCCGCAGGGCGGCCTCCTGGGCGATCTTGTAGGCGAGGCGCCGCTGTTGCTGGACCCGGTAGGCGGCGGCCCGGTCGTCCTCAGCCGACATTGAGGTTGCCGATCACGTCGGTGTAGTAGTCGCCGACCCCGCCCGGCGCCACCCAGATCGTCCCCAACGCACCCGACTTGTACTGGTCGGCCATGCGCAGGCAATGGTCGAACCAGTCGCCCCGCGACATCGACGACCCGCCACCCGAGACGGCGTACTGGGACGCCAACTTTCCGGCCTTCCACTTCCACCCGCGGGCCGCCGCCCGGTTGAGGTTCCAGGTGGGCGTCCATCCGGTGTCCGCGGGGTGGACCCCGTAGGGGTCGCGGACGCGCGCGTAGTCGACGAGCAACTCGAACTCGTCGCCGCTGATGGTCGGGATGTCACCCATCCCGACCATCGCAGCAAGGTTGTTCCGTGCCGTCGTCTCGTCCACGCTAGGCCCGGGTGATCTCCACGATCACCTGGCCGCCCGCGTCAGCGAGCCCGGTCGCGCCGACGTGGAGCGACTTGAACTCGAGGACATCCCCGGCGGCCACCACGTTCGCCGATGCGGCGGTGATGATCGTCAGGTCGACGGCGTCGTCGGCGGCGGCGTTCACACCGGACACGAACGCCGTCTCGGCGACCTTCGTGGTCCCCGCGCCCGCCGTTCCACGGTTGAACAACTGGAGGGTCCGGGATTCGGTGTTGGCGCCGGTGAGGGTGGTGTCCTGGACGACCGCGCAACGGGTGACGGTCCCCGCAAAGGGACACTCGCCCATCTTGGTCTCCTTGTCGGCCGCCGCCGCCGCACCGGGGTTCTGTGCCCGGAGGGTGACGACGTAGGGGGAGGTATCGGGCATCGGTTAGGACTCCTTCTTCTTGGCTTCGTTGATCGCGCCCTGGGCGTTCGCCGTATAGGACTCGTCGGGTTCGGGGTCGACCTTGTCGCCGAGATACCCCTTGGCTTGCTCCTCGTCGACCTGTTCCTGGACGTCGCCGTCGATCTTGTCGGCGGCGGCTTCCTTGCGTGCGGACATGATGGCTCCTTGTGGTCGGGTGCCCCCCGGCCCGGGGGTGGTGGACCGGGGGGCGGGACGGGTTACGGCTGGGTGAGAACGCCGAACGGATACCGGACGGATTCGGCGCCGCTGTTCTCGTAGTTGAGGGTGTTGGCGATCTGGTAGGCGAACCGGGCGACAACCCGGAGGGCGACCATGTCCTGCTGGGCGAGGTTGAACTGGATGACGCCCGTGTTGTCCTGGATGACCGCCTGGTCGAGGACCTTGAAGGTGATGTCCTGGCGAACCCCGAGGATGGCCTGGTCGAAGTCGCCGACGATGGCCTCGGCGGCACCGGTGCCCGCGGCGGGCCAGATGCCGGGGGCGACGAACCGGAGCGGCTCGCCCCATAGGGTCCCGGCGGACAGGTCGGCGAGCGCCTGGCCGGTCGTGTCACGTGCCCCGCGGATGATCTGCTTGAACGACGTCCGGCCGATGACCCCGTTGGGGGTGAACCCGTCCGCCTCGATCTTCCCGAAGAGGAGGTTGAGGTCCTGGGCGACACCGCCGATGGCGGCCGCGGACGCGCCGCGCGCCTGGGTGTTCGCGGGGGTGACCGCGGCGGCCCCGGCGACGATGTCGGTGGGCCACGATGCGGGCTTGTTGACGCCGAACAGGACGGCGGCGTCGAGTGCCCGGCCGATTGCCTGCTCGATGAGGGGGCGGATCGACCCCCACACGTCGAACGATCCGCCGATGTCGTCCAACACGGCCTCGGGGATGGGGACGATGCAGGCGAGTTCCTCGACGTTCAGGAACTTGTTGGACCAGTTCGCCTCGGTCGTCTGCTTGAGGCCGGTGTCGCCGTTCACGAAGTAGGCGGTCGGCAACGCGGCCAACACGGGCATCCGGGTCTGGTTCGTGCTAATCGGGATGCGCTTGAACAGGGACAGGGCCGCCGATTCCGACTGCAGGTTCGCCATGATCTCCATGGACACCTGCTCCGGGATGAGCGCGGCCGCATCGGTGCGGCTAACGATGTTGCTATACGGCACGGTGACCTCCTGGGGTCGTGACTATGGGGCGGTCGTACCCGTGCCGGGGCCGTGCCGCGGTGCTACTGCCGACCTGCCGCCTGGCGGATGAGGTCGTTCATGCCCTTCCCCGTTTCGGGTGTGCGCCGTGGACCGCCGTCGAAGTTGGCGGGCGTCCGCTTGGCGGCGTCACCCAACTCGGCGAGCAGTTCGTCGGCGTCGGCGACCATTTCGGCCTCCGTTTCACCGTGCAACCGTGCCGCCAACTTGGGCGGCAGGTTCTTGGCGAGTGCTACCCGTGCCCGGAGGGCGTCCCGGGTGGCGTCGGCGGCAGCCTTTTCGGCGGCCTCGGCCCGGGCGAGTAGTTTCTCGTGGTCGGTCTTGTCGGCCTCCTCGAGGGCGGCCAGTTTCGCGGCGGCGGCGGCGTTCGCCTTGGCCCGCTTTTCCTGTTCGCGGGCCATCGCCTTCCACTTGGCGAGTTCGGCGGCGGGGTCCGCCTCCGGTTCGGCCGGTGGTGTCGGGGCGGGCGGCGACGTTTCGTCGGTCGCCTGCGGTTCGTCGGTGGTCGTGTCGCTCATGCGTCCCCGTTTCGGGTCGGGTGCCACCGTTCCGGTGGTAGCCGTGACATCACATTAGGGCGTAACGGTAGCGGGCGGTGGCAATGGGGGCGTCTGCGGCGATCCTGGGGGCGTCTCGGCCGATTCTGTGGGGGGTGTCGGGGGCGGTGTGGGTTCGGGTTCGGGTTCGGGTTCGGTGGCCGCCTTGACCGCCTTGATGCGGGCGATCTCCTGGGGTGACATCCCGAGGCGGCGACGCCACACCTCCTCCTCGGGGATGCCGAGGGCGAGTTCCTTGACGGCGGCGTCGGTCTGTTCGCCGGTCGTCCGTGATTCGGGGTCCCGCCACAACGTCTCCGCCTGCGCGCCATCGGCCGGTGGGGTGCCACCCAACGTCATAGCGAGACGCATCACCTGTTCCCATGCGTCCCCGAACGTGAGTTGCTTCCGCCGCACCTTCGCGACCAACCCGGTCTCGGTCGCCTTCAACGATTCGCCGGACGGGAACGCCCCCGACTGGCCGAGCAGGTAGTGGGGTGGCGTCCGTGTCAGGGCGGCGATGTGCTGGATGATCATCTCAATCGCCTTCGTGTAGTTCCCGAGATCGGCGGCGGCGAACTGGCCGAACTGGGAGGCGGGGTCGCCGACCGTCCACACGTTCGCGGCGGACGACATCCACGCGCGCCGCTTCGCGACCGCGTCCTCGTCGTCGGGGTCGATGTCGATCCCGGTCGCCCATCGTTGCGGGAACGCCGCGAACTCGGACGCAACGAGCATGTCGGCAATGAGTTTGTTGACCGCGTCCTGTGGCTGGATGACGGGGGCCAGGTCGGATGTGCCGCCGGTCATCATCCCCGGCTCGTTCGAGAACGCGACCATCGGCACGGCGGCCAGGTCGTGGACCTCGAGCGCCGGATGGTCACGGCCGTCCGCATACGGCGACCAGTCCGCCTTGTCGGTGCCGCCCCCCGTCTTCTTCGCCTCGGCCCGGTAGTGGGCGACGACGTCGGGGAGGTAGACGTTCGCATACTGGTAGCCGTCGTCGTCCACCCACTTCTTGAGGGCGGCCAACCGTTGGCGGCGCATCCCGGGCGACACGGCGACAATGCACTGGGACGGATGCTCGACCGTGATGGTCGGCGGTTCCCCGTCCGCGCCGGGGGCGACCAACGCATAAGACTCGCCACACTTGACGGCCTCGGTGTGGGCGAGCATGGACTGCGCGTCCATGTCGTTCGCCTGCCAGATGGCCCACGCGTCGACGTCGGCGTCGGGCACATCCCCGAACCGGAACCCCTCGACCCCCAACCGTTCGACGGACGCGTCGACCACGAGGGCACACCAGTTATCGGCGAACGCCGAGAATAGGCGGCCGAACGTCTCCCGCCACCGGGACGACACGAACGACAGGCGATGCTCCCCCGCGTAATAGGACTCGTAGAGGGCGACACGGGGACGGCGGGCGTCCAGGCGCTTCTCGAGTTCGACCAGCCACTCGTCCGGGCCGGTCACAACGACACCGGAACCCGCGACCGCTTCGGCGGTTCCACCTCGGCGACGTAGGACATGGCCCCCTCGAGGGCCATCACCACCGCGTCCACCGCGTCGATCCGATGCCAGTCGCGTGCCCGGTTCGGCTTCCGGGTCCGGATGTTGTCCCTGTCGTCACGTTTCACCTCGACCGCGTCGAAACACCAGCGGGCCACCGGGTTCCCCCCATGATTCCACCCGCCGTCAACCGTAAGGCGCATCAGTTCCTTCAACGGCCCCGACGTCCCCGCATACGTCTGCGGCACAATCCGGCGGGGCAACCCCATCTCCTCGAGCCAGTTCGACGTCGCCTGGGCGTTCCACCGGTCGAACCCTATGGTCCGCACGTCGAACCGTTCGGCATCCGCGGCGATTCTACGATGCACGGCGTCATAGTCGACGACATCCCCCGGGGTCGCCGTCACGAACCCCTCGCGGACCCACCGCCCGAACCGGCCCGACGTCCGCCCGTCCAGGTGGCGCACCTGCGCCTCGGGCACCCAGAACCGCCACAACACCTGGGCGGGGTCGCCGGGAAACCAGAGCGCCCACGCCGTCAGGTCCGAGACGGCCGAAAGGTCGAGGCCCGCATGGCATGGCATCCCCGCCAGCGCCGCATCGTCGACCGCCATCCCACCACACCCGTCATACACCTCCATCGGCATCCAGCGGCTGAGTTGCTGTTGACGCTGGTTCAACCGGAACTGGCGCTC